TTGGGTAAGGTGTGTAGTGATTGTACTATTTTAGACTACAAAGACATAGAGCGTTTAAACGAGCTCAGTGAAGAGTTAAAGAAGTTCTATCATAAATTATCAAATAGTTTTTATGATGATGATGAGTGGGCTTCAGCAAGTTATGAACAAAATCAATTAAGAAATGTCAGTGCATATTAATACTACAAAAACAAAAGTCTTCAGGCTGGACGGTTGGCGTTCATGGTTGGAGCCAGTCAATGCTGTTGGTGGTTGTAACTTTACAGACGAATGGCATAAGACTGCAACGAGTGAAGTTGATAGCTTCTGCAAGAAACTTAGACAAGCAAAGATTAAGTATCGTTGTGTGTGGGGTGACTCATCAAATGTTTTTATGAAAATAAAATTCATTTGCGTTCACCCAGACCAACGACTTGAAGCGAAAGAGATTGCTATTAAACATCGTGACGAAACAGAATATTTTTATAACCTTTAAACTTTATTATATGGGATACAAAGAAACTCAAGAACTTAGAGAACAATTAAAAAACAAGGGATATGTTGACAGCCTATGGCATGTTGAAGACGTACAGCAAAACTACGAGTGCGATGACGAAACAGCATGGGAGTGTTTAAACGATGCCCTTAGTAGCGAGGCGGTATATGAAACTATCTTCCAAGCTATTGATATAGTAGCTGAAGAAAAGTATAACTTAAAATCAAAACAATAAAATGGCAAAAGCAAAAATGAAAAACAAAAGCGAACACTATATTAGTATAGACTTAGACCAACGATACATGAGCACGTATCATTTCGTTGGCTACAATGAACTATCTAATGTAGCTAACATGCTGTGGGGCAAAGGCTGGATAGCTTCTGATGACTTAAGTCAGATACAAGAACTCTTAGACCACGTCCACGAAAACATGTACACGGTTCACCTGATTGCAGGACTCCGTGATGACTATGATATTGAAGTCCGTTTAAACGAGCGGGTGGTAGACAATTCAGATTTTATTTCTGTGATATGTCACCTTGCAAACAGAGTAACCGAAGCGAAGTTTGGTCACATGACTTATGCAGATAATGATTCAGACACTTTAGAATACACTGAGGACGCTCAAGATTTTTTCAACAAACAATACGATGAGATAGAGCATGAGATTATACATCGTTTAAACGTACAGCCATTACAACTATGAGTAAGTATAGCGGAACATACATTAAGGAAGAAGATACCTATACATTACATGTAGATTATTCTTATTACTGGGACAATGGTGATTACTACCAGCCACCTGAAGATGACTTGACTATCAAAGGTGTTTGGTTAAACGGTCAGGATATTACAGATTTCTTTTGGGATTATGTAAATGATTCTGTACACACGGAGGTTAGGGAGTATGCGATTGAAAATAAACCTTGGTATTAATTTGTTTCTAAATTGTTTGGAAAATATAAATAGATTGTATAAATTTGTTACAATTAAAATAGCGGGGTGGAGCAGTTGGTCAGCTCGTTGGGCTCATAACCCAAAGGTCGGAGGTTCGAATCCTTCTCCCGCAACTGAATTAAATTAAATTGAATTATATGGCAGACTTTAATAACGAATTTGAATATCAAAACAAAGTGTTTGATAAATTTCTTCGTTCATTATTTAATAATGATGAAGAAGAAAAAGAAGACAAACCAAAACCTGAGCTTCCTCCACTATCAAAAGATATTGATGAAGAACCACCCTTATTTATATGACAGAAGAAGATAAAAAATATAGACAAGGCAGGTCGTTTAAACAGCGTGAGGCTCAATATAAATTCATGGAATTTTTAGGAGCTCTTGTTGTTGTTATGGTATTTGTATTTCTAATGTATAATATTTTAAATTTTATTTATGGTTAAAACTGAAGACTTAATAAAAGAAGTAGGTAAAGAAGTTGTGCTTCTTCTCCTCCAAAAGAATAAAGCCTATGGTGATACGGCTAATAATCCACCACAAATCTTTAGTAAGCTTTCGGCTAAAGAGGGACTGCTTGCACGTATTGATGACAAGCTGAGCAGAATTAAGCAGAAAGGTTTAAACGACCTCACTGAAGACACTGTTCAAGACTTAATCGGTTATCTTATTTTATATAAGGTGCTATTAAAGAAAGAAGAAAATAAAATCAAAGACATCTTGATTAAAGGAAAGAAACAGAAATTAAAAGAATTTAAATAATGAAAGGTAATATATTTGAAGCGTATGCAAACGCGGTTGCTAAACAATTTCATCTTGAATTAGATGAGATGTTTAACAAAGATAAAAGAAGAGACTTGGTTGACGCCAGACAAATGCTATACTACTTATGTATGGAAAGACCTATTAGAGTTTCTTATATACAAAGGTATATGGCTGAACATGGTTGTGATGTTTTTCATTCTACTATTATTCATGGTTACAAAAAAGCTAAGAAAATGGTTGAAGAAGATGAGGATTACAAAGCCATAGTTGACTTAATAGAATTACAAAATTTAAAAGTATAGCATGTTTAAACGCAGTGATATCATGAGGCAAGCTCTGGAAGACAACAAAAGTATTAAGAACATTTTGCCAAAAGGTATTAGTGTTATTGGTAGAGGTGTCAAGATACAGGAGTTTGATGACGGTATACAAATACTCAACATGGGAAAAGGCGGTGACTATTTTAAAGAGTGTTCCGATGAAGAGTATGATTTCTTTTATAAAGAAGGTTGGCGTAGGGGTTGCACGCAAGTTAGCATGAGCAACTGTCTGCATAAACTTTCCATAATAGAGTCAAGAATTAAGACTGAATTGAATACTCGTAAGAACGACAAGCATATTCAGAACTTAAAGAACCGCAGGGAAACGTTACTTAATAAGTATACAAATTTAAAAACAGAACTTAATAATTTATAATATGGAAAATGTTTACAAAAATCTGAGTTCAATCTCAGTAGCCGATAAGGTTGAAAAGAAAGGCAGGTTTGATTACTTGTCTTGGGCTTGGGCTTGGCATTATGTCAAGCAAGAGTATCCAACTGCAAACAGAATCGTTTATGAAAATGAAATGGGCATGCCTTATTTCACAGACGGTAAGTTTGCTAATGTAAAAGTTGGAATAGTTATTAATGATATTGAACACATTGATTATCTGCCAGTGTTAGATAACGCTAATCGTTCTATACCTTTAACAAAGATGACTTCATTTGATGTGAACAATGCAATACAAAGAGCTACTGCTAAAGCTATTGCAATGCACGGACTTGGTTTATCGTTGTGGATAGGGGAAGACACAGGTCGTTTAAACGAGGCGAAAGATAAACCTGTTCAAAAGAAGGAGCAAACCTATGAATTAACTACAGACAAGTGGGACAAGGTCTTGATGTACGTAGCTAAGAATAAAGATAAAGGTTTGGATTACATTGTGGCACAGCTGTCAACAAAGTATAAGGTAACTCCTGCCATTAAAACTAAACTCAAGAAAGCTATTAATGGACAGAAGTAAGATACTTAAGAAACTACAACAGGATTCAGAGTATTATGGTAAGTTTGGTAAGCAGTTTTTATCTGCTTCTAATATCAGACAATTACTTTACAAGCCTACTGACTTTAACAAATCAGAAAAGACTTTACCTTTATTACAAGGAAGATACTTTCATACAAAAATTCTGGAACCAGAGAAGATAAATACGATACCAGTATTCAATGCCTCATCAAGAACAACCAATGCGTTTAAACAGTATAAGATTGAGCAACAGCTTGACCAGTATGATGTCCTTTTGACAAAAGAAAAGGAAGCGTTAGATGAGTTGGTTGATAAGATGTTAAGTAACTGGACTGTATTTGATTTGGTATACGGTGTTAATACTGAGTATGAAGTACCTAATATAAAAGAAATACACGGTCACATGTTTAAAGGTAAATGTGATGTGTTGGTTCATGAACCATTTGAATTAGAAATTGAACAGGACGGTCACACTTTCGTAATGGAATATCCAGAAGGTGCAATCGTAGATTTAAAAACCAGTTCAGATATTTTTAAGTTTAGACATTCATGTTCTGCCTATTGCTACAACTCACAAGCCTATATATACCAACAGTTGTTTGGTAAACCGTTTGTCTTTGTTGCTATTGGTAAGAATGATGGATTATTAAAAGTTTTCCCTACGAGTCAAGAGTTTATAGACAAAGGAGAAGACAATGTTAAAAAAGCAATTAAAGTTTATGAGAAATTTTTTAGTAATGATGCGCCTTGCGACATCAATGATTACATATATACAGAAGTTCTATAGCTCGTTTAAACGAAGGTATAAAACTGATGATAAAAAATTGTGGATAGAAGTTCCAACTATCTACATGAGCAAAGAGGAAAGGGAAACAACCATTCTAAATGCTGTTAACATTTTGGAGCGTAACATTAAAATTAAATAATATGAGTACAGAAGTTAAGAACGAAAAGTTATATTGTGGAAGCGGAGTTGAAAAGTTTGACGGCAATCTAATTGAGATTAGTGTTTGCTTGTCAAAGATTCCGCAAGAACATAGGTTCGAGTACGAAGGTAAGTGGTACACAAAGCTCAAAGTCAACAAGAAAAAAGAGACTGACGAATATGGTAAGACTCATTCTGTTGAAGTGAACACTTGGAAGCCTGAACCACAGGACGACTTGGGATTCTAAAAATTTTGGAAGCCGAAAGGCGCAGCATAATTTAGGGGGGCTTTGTGAGTTTGGTTTTCCCCCCTTCTTTATGTTGATTATGACAAACTCAAATTAAACAAAACGATTGACAGAATAATTTTGATTTTATATTTATCTATATCTATTTTATTACTTTACTTTGTCATTCTCGTCATAAAAAATAGAATATAATTGAATGGAAATAACAATATTTAAAGACATAAAAGTTACATCTCAACCTTTTTATAGGGGTGCTTTAGTTATTTTAAATAGAATTAAAGAAGGAGCTTCTAAAGATTTAGTTAAAAGAATCAGAGAAGAAAAGGATAAGGAAAAAGTAAACACATTAAAACAAAAGCTACCTGCTATTTGTTTCAGTGGTAAGTTTACAAAGCGTAATGATAAATCACTAAGCCAACACAGTGGTTTAATTTGTTTAGACTTTGACGGTTACGAATCACAAAGAGATTTGTTGCAAGAAAAAGAAAGACTTTCTAAAAACAAATATGTTTATTCAGTATTTATATCACCGTCTGGCAAAGGATTGAAGGCCATAGTAAAGATACCTCCACTGCCTGACAATCATGTAAGTTACTTTAATAGTTTAGAAAAACACTTTAACTCTCCACAGTTTGATAAGACTTGTAAGAATGTATCGCGTGTGTGTTATGAAAGCTACGACCCGCTAATACATATCAATGAGAACGCAAGTGTGTGGGATAAGCAAGAAGAAAAAGAATACACTGAGGTCATAAAGAATGTTGACCTACAGACTATACCAATCACTGACGAAAATAAAATAGTAGAGATACTTGTTAAGTGGTGGCAAAAGAAATACCCAATGAGTGAGGGACAAAGAAACAACAACGCTTATGTTTTAGCAGCAGCCTTCAATGATTATGGTGTTACAAAAACTTTGGCTGAGTATGTACTCGGTGGATTTGAAACCACCACGTTTAAACGCTCTGAAATAAAAAGAACTGTTGACTCTGCTTATGCACAGATTCAAAACTTTGGAACAAAGTATTATGAAGATGATGAGAAGGTTAACATGATAAAGCACAAACTAAAAAGAGGTGTATCTAAAAAAGAATTAAGAACACAGTTGACAGAGCTTGACCCAAACTTAGTTGAGAATGTTATTAATAGATTAGAAGAAGAGCAAAGCAATCACCAGTTCTGGACTAAGAATGAAAAGGGTGTTATTAAAATTGTACACATATCTTTCAAAAACTTTTTAGAAGAGAATGGATTCTATAAGTTTTGTCCTGAAGGTTCTAAGAACTATGTCTTTGTGAAAGTAACTAACAACTTGATTGACCATACATCAGAAAAAGAAATAAAAGATTATATACTAAATTATCTTTTAGAGATAGATGATATCTCTGTATACAATTACTTTGCTGAACATACAAGATACTTTCGTGAAGAGTTCTTGACATTGCTTTCATCTATTGATGTATACTTTATTGAAGATAAAAAAGAAACATCTTATTTATATTACAGAAACGGAGCTGTTGAGATTACATACAACAACATCAAACAAATAGATTACTTAGACCTTGGGGGTTATGTTTGGAAAGACCATGTTATTGATAGAGACTTTGCATTGTGTGAAAGCATTGATTGTGATTATCAAAAGTTTATCCAAAACATTTGTGGTAATAACGCACAGCGTGTAAACAGTATGCGTTCTACAATAGGCTACATGCTTCATGGTTGGAAGAACCTGGCATATTGTCCAGCTGTTATATTAAATGATGAAATGATTTCAGACAATCCTGAAGGTGGAAGTGGTAAAGGTCTATGGGTTAATGGACTTAGCCACATGAAAAAAGTTGTAGTGATTGACGGTAAGTCATTTAACTTTGAACGTTCGTTCGCATATCAACTTGTAAGTGCTGATACTCAGGTTCTTTGCTTTGATGATGTAAAAAAACATTTTGATTTTGAAAGATTGTTTTCAGTAGTAACAGAAGGTTTAACATTAGAAAAGAAAAACAAAGACGCAATCAAGATACCATTTGCTAAGTCACCAAAGATAACTATTACAACCAACTATGCTATCAAAGGTAAAGGTACATCTTTTGAAAGGCGTAAGTGGGAGCTGGAGTTAGCTCACCATTATAATAAAGACTACACTCCACTTGAAGAGTTTGGTAAGCTTATGTTTGGTGATTGGAATGATGAAGAGTGGTGTCAGTTTGATAACTATATGATTCAGTGTTTACAATTATATTTAGAAAAAGGATTGATGAAGAGTGAGTTTGTTAACTTGAAAATTAGAAAGCTTTCTGCTGAAACATGTCATGAGTTTATAGAATGGTGTGGTGTTATAGGTGACAATCCTATACATGATAAACTTAAGATAGGCGGCAAGATTCCGTAGCATGAATCGAATACCGACTTTGTAGAAGACAATCCAGACTTTGCACCGAAGTCTAAGATGAGTGTATCCAGGGTTAGATTCTCTAAGTGGTTGGTTGCATTCTCTCTATACCATTATGGTTGTGCGCCTGAAGAAGGTAGAGATATGCACGCCAGGTGGATTAGATTCAGACATAAATCTGAGCTCGATGAACAACAAGACTTTCCATTCTGATGATAAAACTTAGACCATACCAAAAACAAATTGTAACTCAGGGTGTTGAGCTTGTAACACGCTACGGGTTTGTGTACCTGGCAATGGAAGTTAGGACAGGTAAAACACTGACAAGCTTAAGTATATGCCAGCGTTTAAACGCAACCAACGTTTTGTTTGTTACAAAGAAGAAAGCTATATCAAGTATACTTCATGACATGAGTTTATTGGAGGCACCGTTTAAACTACATGTAATCAATTATGAATCACTACATAAAGTCTCACATGAAATTATATATGATTTTATAATTATTGATGAAGCTCATACCATTGGTGCATATCCAAAACAAAACAAAAGAAGTAAACAAATTAAAAGACTGATTGATATTCATCACCCAAGAGTTATTCTTTTGTCAGGAACACCAACACCAGAGTCATACAGTCAAATGTATCATCAAGTATCTGGCATTCCATCTAATCCTTTTGCGTACTGTAAAAACTTTTATCAGTTTGCAAACAACTATGTGACTGTTACAAAGAAAATTATAAATGGATTTCCTATTAATGATTACTCCAAGGGTAAGGAAGATATACTAAAGGCTATGAAAAAGTATATGATATCATACTCTCAAAAAGAAGCTGGCTTTAAAGTTCAGACAGACGAAGAGATTTTATACGTAGACATTTGTCCTGATGTTACAGACATGATGAAAAAACTTTCCAAAGATAGAGTATTAAAAGGTGAGGAAGAAGTTATACTTGCTGACACTCCAGTCAAGCTGATGATAAAGACACACCAAATGAGTTCAGGAACAATTAAGTTTGAAAGCGGAAACTCTATGGTACTTTGTACTAACAAGGCCAGCTACATTAGAAACAAATTTGCTGGCAAAAAGATTGCAATCTTCTACAAATTTAAAGAAGAATTAAACGCATTGAAAGAAGAATATGGCAATTTACTTTGCGAAACTCTTGATGTGTTTAACACCACGCCACGCTCTATTGCCCTACAAATAGTCAGTGGTCGTGAAGGAATTAGTTTACGTAAAGCAGAAGCTTTAGTATATTATAATATTGATTTCAGTGCCACAAGTTATTGGCAATCAAGAGATAGAATGACAACCAAAGACAGGTTGTATAATAAAATCTATTGGGTATTTTCCAAAACTGGTATTGAAAAACAAATCTATAAAGCTGTTGTAAAAAAGAAAGATTATACGCTCAATCATTTCAAGAAAGATTTAGTAACTTTAGGTGATGACGGAGCAGAAGATACAAGCTAAAGTAATTAAAGAGATGGAAGCTAAAGGGTACTACGTTATTAAGTTAAAGATGACAAACAAAAATGGAATCCCTGACTTGATAGCTATACCTCCAAACTCTGATGTCGAATTTATTGAAGTCAAAAAAGCAAATGGGAAAGTTTCAAAGTTACAAGAATATAGAATTGAAGAACTTGAAGAACATGGATGTAAAGTTGTCGTACGCAAAGGATTTTGAATTAGATGAAGATTTTATTACTGCATTAGAAAATGCTCCATCTACTTTATCGTTAACTGTAGCCTTATACATTGAAGAGCATCTACCTGAATTAGAGGTAGATAGATTATGTTCTCATGTTAGAGCGGGATTGGTATATCATTATGGTGAACCAATACCATTTATAATTGAAATCACAAAGTCTGAGGAAAACTTTATGGTCTTAAGTGACCTACAGTTTATTGAAATGGATGAGTACTTAGACTTTATAAATCTTAAATTAAATTTAGATGTCGACAAAAGATTCAGCTATCCAAAACTTGTTAGTAGAAGCAAGTAAAACTTTTCAAATAGATATACATGTTAACTCTCGTAAAGAAGAATATATACTCGCCAGAGCTGTATGTTATAGTATTCTTAGAGACTGTTTAAACATGACGTATCAACAGATAGCAAAAGTTTTTAACAAAAACCATGCTACTGTTATACATGCTTATAATGAACTACCCTACATGATTAAGTACAACAAATCTTTAGCTGAAAAAAAAGTAGAATTGTTGAAAAACTGGGGAGATAAATACCACATAAAGAGGTATACGAAGCGTTCTGAACAAATAAAAGATTTGCAGGATAGGATTTTTTTGCTTAATTTGGAGTCGAAGCTATTACAAAAACAATTAAACGAACTACAAAATGTCTGAAGATTGCAAGTATACTACATCTGATATAGATAAAATTTTATCTTACACATCCTGGTCGGACAAAAAAAAGATTGACACATTGTTACATATAGATTGCACTCAATACGCAAACTTGGGAACGGACAGTACAATAGGGGAAAAGAAAAATGTACGAACCCAATCAAGAAACATTTACCGAGCGATAAAATCTATTGACGAATCCAAAGGAAAACTTTTACTTGATTATATGGATAAATAATAGATGACACCACCAGTATCGAAGAATGACCATCAGTCTATTTCTCACATAAACCATGTGACAAATAGCAGTCATGACTTGGTGGACCAACTCTATGAAGATTTAATGGACCGTGACAACGAGAAGGCAAAGCAAACTGCCCAACAAATCTGCAAAGTCATGGCAGACTTAATTCAATCACTAAGCGATGAAATCTGAGTCTTTAATTAGAAACTCTAATCAAGTGAAACAAGTAATAGATTTTACTGGAGTTCAAAATGGAAAAATTCACCCGTCTGATATAGATGCTGTCTTAGAATTTGATAATGAAGCTCTTATATTAATTGAGGTCAAAAGAAAATACAACAAGATTCCTACAGGTCAACGCTTGGTGTTGGAAAGAATAACTGATTCGTGGCATAACCCAGAGAAAGCAATTACTTTAAAGGTAACACATACTTATGAAGATGATACTAAAAATATTCCTTTACATGAATGTTGTGTAGAGGTCTGTTATTATAAAGGGGTTTGGTCTGAAAGAACTGGAGCTTTGATTGATGTATTAAATAAATTAGGAAAGACCTGGGATATAAAAAAACTTTCTTTTTAATTTAATTCATTACCATCGGAGAGAAAAGGTTTCATTCCTTTTTTATAAGATACCAAGGGAGCTGATAAACTATAATAAGAATTAAGACGCTTGTGTTCTTTTAATTCAGCACACTTTTCATAATCTTCTAAGTCTACAAAATATTCTACCAATACATCAAAGACATCATCTTCCATAGTTACTACTGGTTTAGTTGGATTGAATATAAATGCTGGTGGATTATTCTCATCATCTAATAAATCTTCATACGAAGCTTTACCAGTCAATAATTTATAACTGTCCATCATACATTTATGTTCATCAAAGTATTTCATTAGTTTTCAAGTTTATCGTCAGACTTTATAGTATCATCACTATCTAAAACATCATCACTTAATACATCATCTTCACCAAATAACAAACCTTGCTCTCTTAATAATTTTTTTTGCGCTTCTGTAAGTATGTTAGGGTTCTTAGCAAACCTATCTTTCAACATTATTCTTCTTATGTCTTTATAAAAAGGAAGCAGACCTAAATTACCCATAACCTCTATAGTCATTCGTTCTAACAACTCATCTTCTGCTTTCTTTCTTGTTTCCCTTTTCTTACTTGTTACAGCTCTTCCAGATAAAGTTATTATTCTCGATAATGTTCTCATGAGTGGACCATAAGGACCTGACATTACTTCCATAAACGCTTCTTCTGGTGGACCAGACAAGTCTTCTTTGTTTAATAAACTAAACACTATTGAATGAAAGTACGGGTCATACTCTTTATTATCTCTTAAGTCTCCAAGCAAGGGTTCGTTAATACCGTACTCTATAGCAAGAGCTGGCATTATGTTAGTTAGATTACCTAAAGAACCTCTCGTTAATAAAGTTAATACCGAACCAACCATTTGTCTTGCCATAACATCTTCCAATTCATCATCTCTATAATCTTCAGCATCAAACAACTCATCATCTAATAAGCTTGTAAGCGTGCTGTATACAACCATGTACGCACTCATTCTAAATGTGATACCTGCGAGCAAAGCTGTTGCTTGTGTTTTACTCATGTCACCTTTTTTAAACATAGCTAGTATCGCGTTTCGTGCTGTACCATATTCATATAAACTAAATCGAGCCATGTAAGAGTTAGCCATTCTATACAAAGACAAACGAGTAGAGTCATCAACTCTTCTCATGTTCTTAATAATACTATCAAATGGATTGTTAGACGTGGCTAAAGTAATTGTTTTTGCATCAGCTCTTGCGGTAGCTATATCTCTTGCTTTCTTATACTCGGGACTTAAATATTGTGATGTACCATCAGCAATTTTACTAAAGTCTTGTGAGGTTATTTTAATAGTTTTACCTGTTTCTTTTTTTACCTGTGCTTCGAAAGCTGTGGCCCAGGAACCAAACCATAATGGTCTTGCCATCATTTGGTCAGGGAATGTAATAATTTTCGATGCAACTTTGTCTGTAAGTTTTGCTACTGATTTTACACCTGTATATTTTAAAAGCTCACCGAATAAATTTTCCATTCTACTTACAGCTGCACCGTCCCTGGAAGACCTTCCTCCGTAGTCTACCATCTGGGAATGCTTAGATGATAAAGCATCAGTATCAAACATCTTGCTTGTTTGTGAAGAGTTCAATGCGGTCATAGCATCAACAGCATCGTTTACTTTTTTTGGATTCGCTACAAATTTACCAAACTTACCAAACCCTCTCAATGCTATTTTAGGACTTGTAACCATAACAAATAAGTTTGCAAAGATTTCAGCAACTGCCCTTGGCATAGAGGCTAAGGCTGCTTGATAACCTAACCTTTGAATCTTGAGATTTAATATACCACCTCCTGTCATATCAGTAAACGAACCTTTAAATATTGTTTGAACTATTTCATCTTTGGCTTTTTTTAAAGCTCTTACACCTGTTAATGCGTCTTTAGTTCCTTCCTTCTTCATTCGTTGTTCTAATTCATTTATAGTCATGTCAACCTCTCTCATAGGCTGTGTCATCTCATAATCTAAATATGTTTCTTGCGCTCCTCTAATTGCAGAGTATCCAGGGTCAAAGCTAATAGGTTTTGCACCGTTAGTTCTTTCAACCACTGTTCCTGATTTCGTGTCTAATACGTTTTGAAAACGTTTCAGTTTTTGTAAAACTGTTTCTGAACTTCCGTCTTTACTTTGTAACACTGCATGGTGTGTATAATTATTTAATAAATTAATTTTATTACCATGGAGATTGGCTGATATAAATTCAGCCTCAGCTGCTAACGAACCATTAGCTTCATCATACAATGCCAGGGCTTTCTTTTCTTTTGCAGTCAACGAGTTTTCTACCTTCTCTAAACTAATTTGTCCATCTACTTCAAACTCTGTTTTTAATTCATTTAAAATATCAGCATCCATTTGACTTAATATTTTACCATCAACTATAGCTTCAATGGTAGAGTTTACAAAGTCAATAGCTGAAGGGGCTTTCGGATTTGGTTTTCCGTCTACCATGTTTGACTCATGTTCTCTTTGTAGTTGTAATATTCTTAACTTATATTTCTTTTTAACTACAGTGTTTCTTGACAAGCTAATTAATTTTCTTCCAGAATCTGAAAACAATACTTGGTCAGCTGCATCAATCATTGCTTCTATTTTAGCAACTTTAGATTTATAAGTTTCGTATGCACGAGCCAGTTTACCAAATGTACTATTATATATTAGTTTGCTATTAAAGTTTCCTAACACATCATCAACAAAAAACGTAGATAGGCTTCTAATTCTTTCTGTTACAGAACCTCTCTTAGTTAACAATGATTTTGTTTTACTATAGATATCAGTAAGACCAGTCTGTATTTTTTTAAAACTTAATTTGTTAATCTTTGGACTGATAGCATCACTTGCTTCTACTGCGTTTAAACGAGTTACTAAATCAGTTACTGATTTACCAGCAAATCCATTCTTAATATTTTTTAACACCTGGTTAAGTAATCTAATATTACTATAATCAATAGTGCCATCTTTCTTTGTTCTTGCTAAAGAAAAAATTTGTTTAGGCGTTAATCCTCTTAGAGTTCTTGCATCTTCTCGCGCTCTGGGGTTTGATATATTATTTATATCAGTGTTTGATATTTCTTTTTGAAACCCTACAATCTCACTTACCTCTGCGTCTACATCTATTTCAGCAGGTGTTGTTTGTATAACCTCTTCATTGATGTTGCTCATGTTTTCTTCAACCGCATTCAATACATCTAATATGATTGGCATTGTTTCTTCAGCTGGTCTTAAGTCTAAAACTTTTTTACCTGAACCATACTCTCTTGCTAATTCAATATAAGAATCTAACTGAGCTTCAGGTACTAAGCTTATATCAATACTGAATAAAGTTTCTAATGCTGTTTTTAAATCAACTGGTAGTGCACCAGTCTTCGCTCCTCCTACTTGTTTCTTTGCTCTACGTGCAAATGTTTTTGCTGTCTTTAGTTTAGTTAAGTAATCTGCTTTGGTAAATACATTGTCAACAAATGTAAGGAAGTTATCTACTGATTTTTTACTGTTGAGATTAACGCTTGCAAATCTTTTTGTAATTGCGTTTACTTTACTTGTAGATATTTTACCAAGCTTCTTACCAAAACCTGTTATCTGTGCAGCTATATTCTTTAAAGATTTTTTATAAGCAGCTGCTGATTCTCTTGCAGCTTTAGCTTCTTTTCTTATTTGGTCTTTAAGAGCTACTCTTTCATTTACTACAACCTTTTTATCTTTAGGTTTACCAAGTATCTTTTTAACACTTGGAGCTTTCTTAATTTTTATACCAAGTTTTTCGTTTAGTTCTCTGACTAACTGGTTTCTTTCTGTATCATTAAGTTGTTGATAAAGTTTTGAGTTCTGTAAATACTTTAAAGTATTATCAAGTATTTTTTTTGGGCTTGTGCTTTCACCTACCTTTCTACCCTTAGTCTTTTTAATTATATCATTTATAATTGATTGTACCCTATTAGGGTCAGCTGTAACTTCAGGTGCTGTCGGTGAACCGATGTATTCGTTAGGGGATATGCCTTGATTCTCTGCGTCTCTGTTTATCGCTGAGATGACCTTCTTATAAAGGTTTGTCCCCTCTTTGCCTTGGTTGATGAGATTCCTTCGAAGAGTTGTAAGAAACGATTTTCTTTCCTCAACTGTGATATATTCACTTTTGATTGACTCCCTTGTTTTTGCGGTGTGTTGGATGTTTCTGCCATCTAAATTATCTTTTAATGCTTGTAATTTGTTAAGGACATCTACCTCTGTAGCGTCATTAAACTTGAACAAAGTTAATAAATTATTTGATTCATTCAAAGTATATTCATCAATACCTACTTCTTTCAGTGCTTGAAAGGTACCTTCTGCATCTGATACTTCCAGTGTATACTCTTGTCCTGTAACGCCTGGTGAATCGTCTGCCACATACTCAGCTGCAATACTTGACTCTTGTACTTCAGGTGATAATGCTGCTAACATAGAAGCAAACTCAGCAGCTTGTTGTAGTGTAGCTTTTTTTAATCTAACTACATTACTAATCTCTCTAATCTTTGTACCTGCATCGTTTATATAACCACCAACTCCTTCATCAATTTCTATTTCAATACCCAGTTCGTTAGCTGTATCTTGAATACCTTGTTTATACTGTGCGTATTGTGGAGATTTTCTTAGACCAGCTGCTTCATTTGTAGATTCTATACTGGTCTCATAAAACGGTGCAATGTTTACACTTATTTCCTCTTGCGTTTGCGTCTCAATAGGCTTGTCAGCAACCTGCTCTTGGGTCTGACTCTCTGGGGTAACGACCCCTGGGGCGTCTCCTTCTCCCACTTCTGGGCTATCTGGGGTAGATTCTTGTACATCCACCTGCGTTGCGCTTGACTTTTGAATGGCATTAGCTCTTTCTTTTATTTGTTGGTCAGTAGGTTCTAATATACCTTCTGATATTAATTGGTCTTTGGCTTCATCTTCTAACTCTTTCGTGTTTTTAAAACCAACTGTTTCTTTAGCTGCTCTCTTTGCAGCTTCTACTGCTAATTTAAGCAATTCTTTTTGTTTGTTTTTAACCTGTGTATCCGTAGGGTTTTCAACACCCTCTTGTTGTAAAGCTTGTATTGCTTCTAATTGTGTTACAGAGAAGTATCTTTCTATACCATCTAATTTTATAGTCTCACCTACATCGGTCTCTGCTTCTTTAACAATAGCATCAAGCTCTTCATCTATAGCTTTTAATCTTTCTTTATTTTCAGGAGTGTCTGGGTTTTCCATGTTAGATTTTTCCTGAAGTAATTCTATATATCTTTTTCTTCTTTCTCCTTTTAAATTATCAGGAGTCTGCTGATTTAGATTAGCCTCCTGTCTTCTGTTCTCATATTTTTGTTCGAGAGCTGTATCATTTTCAATAACAAACTGTGAGTCTATTATTTCTTGGTCAGTCATGGTATCTATAGCAGCTTCAACGTCTTGCTTACTCATCAACATTTTAGTACCCTTTTTTGTTAGGTATCCATAGCTTGGAGGTTTAAAAAAGTTTTTACCTTTACCTACCATGTTTCTTCCTATATCTGTTAAGCTCATACCGCTAACAGCTTGAGGTACCGATAACACTGAAGAAGCTTGTCCCGTGATTCCTTCAAATCCAATTTCAGCTACATCCATTTCTTGACCAGTAACTCCTCTTGCTGCTGCCTCTCCACCTGCTCCACCAACAGCTTCTATACCTGCAGCTGTTAAAGCAGCTCTACCTTTCATTCCTTTTGTTACAATTTTACCTGCTTCCTTAGCTGCTTTTATTGGAGCTCCTGCTAATTTGCTGGCAGCACCTCTTGTAAACGCATCTATACCACCTATAACAATACCTCTTGCCATGGCTTTATTTCTAATACGTTGTAAGGCATCAGGATTATTTAGAATAGTTTTTACTCCCTCTTTATCAAACTTTAATCCAGCCTTCTGTACTTCTTCTTTCATAAATTCAGTAAACGCTAAACCAGTTTCAAGTGTAGCACTGGCTCCTAATATAGCTCCAGACACACCACCACCTGCAGCTCCACCTACGGCACCTAATAATGTACCTACTGGACCACCAATACTTGCGGCTCCTCCTGCAGCTAAGCTACCAACTCCCGCTCCTGCTGCACCTAAAGCAGCAGCTCCACCAACTACATCAGGATTTACCATTGATGCAACGGACGATACAAATAACTGACCAATAACGGTCGGGTTTGCAGCTACTCCAAACATAAAACCTAAAACTCCACCACCATTCTGTTTATATATTCTATTGAATGATTTCATTTCATCAGACATGGCATAGTTGTCCATGTTCTTTACCGCAGCTATATATTTTTGTACATCCTCCTCAGAAGTATCACTTCCTGCCAGAAATAATCTTCGTGCATCATCAATCGTTGCCCCTTGGCCTATACCTTGAGCTGCTGCTCTGTACATATCTCCAAAAAAATCTGTGACTTCGTACTTACCCAGCATCTCTTCAAGCCAGGTGTTTTTCTCTGGAGCATCTACGTCAGCTCCAAACTTTGTACCCACAGGGTCTGTGATTGGGGGAGGTTGTTGTACAGGTGCACCAAAGTCAACTTGATTATCGACCTGGGTATCTACACCATAGTCCACAGCGAATATGTTTTCTTCGCCAGTTTCGGTAGGTTGTTCGATAGGAGATTCCGTAGAAGGGGTAGGACCAGCTGAAGGAGAGTCTTTTTTTTTTTCACCTCCAAAGGTTTTAAGAAATTCTTCCTCATCTTCAAACATACCCTCTGGTATCAGTGGGTATATTGCTTCTAACCCTTCATCTTCAATAAGCTCACCGAGCTCATCAGCATCGGCAAACATACCTTCAGGTATCAAGGTAAATAATGATTCGTATAATTCTTCTTTCTCCATTAATTTAGTGTATAGCTATTATAATATCTCTTAACATAATCTTGGAATGACTCACCTTCTTCTCTTGGATTATCTACTTGCCATTCTTTAAAAGTCTTTCTTGCTCCTCTCGAACCAGTTTTTTTCGTTGCCTCATCGTATGCTAACTTGTTAAATTTATTTAAAGCATCGGAAATAGCTTGAGCAATAGTTTCTTTCTTTGTACCTCCTTCAGCAATTTTATCACCCACCTGTATAGTTTGCTCTTCACCATCTATCTTAAAGGTAATAGTAATATTATTACCACCAGCATCATTGAAGCTAAGGTCAGTTATACCAGCTCTTTGTTGGTTTATTCTTGACTGTTTAGTTTGGAATTGAGTAAACACTTTTTGTACGGTTTCAGCTACCTCTTGGTCAGTGTCAGCCAATGGTCCAGGAGAAATTTTGTCTCCATGTTCATCATCAACTATACTTAATATAGTACCTGAACTTCCATCAGCAAATTCCTTCGTAGTTGTAGCTCCAATATTATCTATCTCAGTTAGTGACTCACCAATACCAAATCCTTCGCCAGCTTCTGTACCAATATTTATCTTCTGGTCTTTGATGAAATCAAATATTTGTTGGTCGGACAATCCAGTTTTAACTCCTTGTGCACCTGGAACTAATATATCATAGATACCTGCAATGTCTTGCGATATTGAAGTCTTGCTTCCTTCATCTACATCAGCTGTATCTGGGTCATCAAACGTTCCTCTCTCTCTTCTAATATTATTGCCGTCACTCATGTAGAATATGATGTAATCTTCCGTCATATCAAATCCTTCAATCGTAGGTTGTTTATTAGCTATATTCTGTACGTTTCTGGTTTCAATTAAACCTTGTAAGGTTTGTTTAGCTGTAGCTACATCACCTGTTAATACAGTATTTAAGTCTTGAATATATCCAGCAGTAGTTTCATTTTCTTTTCTTTCACCTTGATTAGAAGATGATTCTTGCTGACCACCAAGACCAGCATTTATTTTAACAACTGAATCTAACTGAGAATTAATTTGATTCTTAGCTAAGTTTTCTGCTGCTTTTATTTGCTCGTCAGTCAAAGTAATTTGTGGTGGACCACCATCACTTTTGGCTAATATTTTCAAAGGGTCAGCCGCAGCTTCGGCTTCATCCATAGTAAATGAATAACCCATACCAGCATTCATTAAATATTCTGCAGCTTTGTTAGCGTTACCAACTACACCTTTCGCTTGTTGAGTCATCCAATCATCGAATGTCATTTTACTACCATCTGCATTTTCGAAACCTGCACCTTCTACATCTTCAAATAGCTGTCTGAAATCTTCAATACTTTTTACGTCTTTACCACCTGATAAAACATTGTAAGAACTTATGGTAGCAGTAACCACTTCAGCTAAATTATTAGTAACTATATTTTTTACATCTTCATTTAAGTCTGATGAATCTTCTTGAAACCCTATCATGTTTACCATAGATGATGGTGAAGAATAAGCATCTGGCATTGTGCCTCTGTCAGGTAATATAAATTTACCTGGATTATTTGGGTCGGGCTGCATTTCAACTAAAAACAATTCACCTGACGCAGGGTCCGTCCATAGTTTTTTATTCTTTACATTACCAAAACTAAAACCTGTGCCTCTAAAAAACTCCTCCAAGTTTGAAGCACTACCGTCTTGTATTCTTGCCATGCCCTCTTGATATTTGGCATCATAATTTTTGGCATAGTTGCTTAAAGATTTGTAACCATCTTTTTGCTGTTGCATAATTAACATGTAGTCCTTCGGGTCTAAGAGACCACGTCTAACTAAATCCATGTTTGCTTGTAAAGTATTTTTGGAAAAGTCTGAACCATCTATAAGCAGAGTGTTCATTGAGCCTGACTGAACGTCAGCGATTTCACTAAGCTCAGTCATTGCTGTGTTAGTGTCGTCTATAATTTTTTGTTTAGCTGCAGCTCGGTCGTCTCTAATCTTTTCTAAACCTTTAGTAAGGTTTACAGCAACCTGTCCCCAATTTACAGCTTCCTCTCTACCAGCGTAAAGAGAATATTTATTAGAAGCCTGTGGTTTATTCTTGTTTGTTACGTTCTCAGCCATTGCTTAATTTTAATATCCGTAAAGTAATTTTTGCAGACCTGCTAAATCAGTGACAGAACCAATATCCTGTTGTAAGTTTTTAAATCTATCAGGTGAATCTGTAACAAACTGTTTAAACGCATCCACATCAATCGAACCACCTCTAGTTAATTGTCTAATTTCTCTCGGTGTAAAATTATAACCTGATAATTTATTTAATCTTTGTTGACTTGTCATTCCAGTTCCACCCTCACCAGTAGTTTTACCTAATTCATCTCCTGTACCAAATGCTTCATCTAATGATGACGCAGCTCTGTCAGCTTTACTTGCACTAAATAAAGGAACTAACTGTGCTGCTGATTGAACAGCTTGTGTTGCACCTGCAATACCACCTTGTATACCAGCAGCTTCATCTCTTCCAAAGTCTCTTGCCATTTGAGCTTGGTCGGCAGCTGCGCCTACTTCCATATCAATAAGTTGTTGGTTGATACTATCCTTAGCTTGAGCCTTCATCTTTTGATTTTCATATAAAGCATCTTGCATGCCTGTACGAATAACTTCATTAGCTTGTGATGCAGCAGCTTGTAAACCACCTACACCAGCCGCTAAGTTTCTTGCATCACCTTCTTGTAAGGCTGATAATGCCTGTGCTGCTACTTGTTGGTTTTGTTTAAACTGATTCTCAAACGCATCTATAGGCACGTTTAATGTATCGTAAAAGTTTTTCTCAGCTCGCTGCTTAGCTTTCTCCATTAATTTTTTTTGTTCACTCTGAGCTTTTCTTTGTTCACGCCTTGCCTTAGCAGCTTGAGCGAAACTAACTCCTGAACCTACTGCAGATAAACCAAGTCCTATTGCTGCTATTACTCCTGACATAGTTTTAAAAATTTATTAATTACTTTTTTCGGCAGCTCTTTATAGCTTACCGCATATATTTCTTTTTCTGCTTCCTCTACTGTTTTTGCATCTGTCTTGTAAACACACACCCACTTGGTGTCTTCATGAATGTAAAATATTCTTTGTGTTCCTATTTGAGTAAACACCGTATGTGGTGCTTCAATAGTAATCACCTTACCTTCATCATTTAAAAAAGAAACTTTACCCTGAAGTAAAAAAGACGGATGCTGTTGTTTGTGTATAAACGTCACAGTCAAATGTCCCTTCGGCATAAATATTTCCCTGGTATATAAACCACCTTCGATGTGATGCTTCAAAGGATAATGTTTCCGCATCAATTCTTCTTGTGGTTTACCTACCTCATGAGTGGCTGCTCCTTCTAAAACAGATATTTGTTCGCGAAATGCAGTTATCTTATCCCACAAAATACCTTTGTTATAGTGGACAGCATGTAATATATCTTCTGGTTTATATTCCTTAGTTACCAAAGATTCTTGCATGTTGTATACTATTTCAGACAAAGATAATAAATTTCTATGGAAAACTTTTCATCACACTACTACCCACGGAGAATAGCTCTACAGGTGTAATATCGTTGTTGGACAAAGTAAATTCCATATAATAACCTCTCATTCCGTATGATTCAGCTACCGTGTTGTTAGTAAATAAAATAAAATCTCCATTGACTGGCCCTACTGGTGGTGGGGGCCCTGCAGGTATTGTTTCATTTACTGTGATTGTATTGTTATTTCTATCTATACCTATTATTGTTCCTGCTACAGCTGGTGTTTGTCCTTGAACCAACGTATATATTACCGCTCCTATACTTACTATGTTACCAATAGGTTGACCTAAAGTTACAACTCTTGCTGTTGCTGGTCCAGTTGGAGCGATACTCACTGTACCTAAACCATTTGCATAGCGTAAAGTGAAATCCGTTACACCCTCAAGGTGTCTTACATAAGCATACCACTCTCCTTCTTTTTGTTCAAAATGTATTTCATCAACATCACCTTGACTTAAATCAGTTAATAGATTGGTACAATCCCAAGCAGCGTTACTTTCAAATGATAAAGTTTTAAATAATTTTATAGACAATGTTGGCTCTGGATTAAATACACTTGTTAAGGTAGACGGTGCTAAAGCACCTGACACACCATAATATTCATTACGATTATTATTTGTGTTGTGCCTATATAGATTACCGTTTTGAAAAGTATACAAATAAGCATTCATACCTATTATATATTCAGGTATGAATGAATAAAACGAAGGCCATCCGTCATTCTCTGGCTTATATGTTAATGTATAATTTTGTAAACTCATAATTATGGTACAGCGCATGCGCCTTGCTGGCAAACCGCTATTGTTGTTATTTGATTATTACTATCTACTTGCATTAGTTTAAACGTTCCCGTGTTTGTATTTGTACTTGAAGCTGCATAAGCATACCAACCTGGTGTCAATGAAGAACCTGCTATAATGTCTTGTTCAGCAACATCTGCATAAGCATCATTATTTGTCGTACCTCTTTCACTACTAATTAGATAATTAGAATTACAGAAGGCATTACACGAATTAGCTACTCCACTCATAAAGAATACTGTGCTCGGTGGTGTACAATTTACTGCCGTACATGAACCACCCACTCCTATTGTCATATAATTTGAAGTGCCACCAGAAGAATATAGGAAGTATGTTCCTGATGATAAAGTGCTTGAACCAGCTGAATCACTGTAAACTGTATCACCAGTCGTAGGATAAACTCCTCCTGGACCTACTCCTGTACCATCATGGTAGAATGTTTGAGTTACTGGTGGTGTTGTTCCTCCGTCACAAACTGCACTTACAGATGTACTTGCTGATGATTGGAATGCTGTAAATCCACCAGTATTAGCACACGCAGCTGAACTAACCACCACTCCGTTTCTTATACCAAGAGCTGTTGTACTGTTTATTATTACATATCTCAAGGCTGAAGTATTATTCAAAGCAGTTGCCCCACTATCATCAGTATAAACAAAGTTACCAATGTTAGGTGTGGTGTTAGTATCTTTTGTAAATGGTGAGCTTGTACCTTGTGCATTTCTTGCAAAGTAATAAGTTGTAGTTGGTGAACTACAATTAGTATTGTCTTGTAAAGCAGAACCTGTAAAGCTTGGTAAAGCGGTAGGGCATAATATTTCCCAAGTAAAAAATGTTCCACTAAAAGGAGCAAATATTTCTACGTTTACATTTGTTAAAGTAACATCTGTCTTAGGAATTACTAATGTAAATACAGGAGAGCTTGGTGATGAAGCATCTGTTGCACAACCAACCATATTATTAACTATGGTAAAACTTCTGGTTCCACCAGTAGCTACATAGTTTGTCCCAACTAAATTATATTCCGTGATGTTATTGTAAGTACCACAAGATGATGCTCCTCTATCGTTACCAACTAAAGTAAAATTAGTACCTGTTGCTGGTTGATTGTTTACACCAGAATAATCAAGATTAGTGTTTCTATCACAATCAATTAATGTAACACCATTATGGTTATTGAAACATGTAAGCTTGTTATATGTAACATTGTTAAAAGTGCCTTGAACTCCATCTGGTATAACAGCACCCAAATAAAAGTAAACAACAACAGCTCCTACACTATTTGCTACATTAATATCAGCACTAAAGTAACCATTACCAGAGAAACTTGCACTAATACCAGACCCACAATCTACACCACAAGATGTACATGGTTGAGCATTTAGTAATACACCATTTAATTGTTGTCTTACAATTCCGTTTTGTGCATAATAACCGTCTGCCGCTAACGTGGTTAATGCTGCGTCTGAATACACAGAGATTGCGCTTGAAAAATTCAAACCATCAAAATAAAATGTACCGTAGTTTACTGCCATATTAACAACTTGCTTTTTCTATTACCATTCCTAAATTATTTACCCTAATATACTCATTTCCTGTTATCTTATAATAACCAGCTGGTAAATTGTTTATACCTTGTCCAGGTGCATTACCAGCGGAGGCTGCATCTGAATACACTAAATCATATAACGCTAATCCTCCTGAGCCTGCATAATAATAAGTTTGACTTAATGGTTGATTACAAGCTACGGTTTGGGTTACTTGTACAGTACTTGCTTGAAATGAATTACAAGGTATTGTACAATCACAGCATGCTTCAGAAGCTGATGTGTCAGAGTAACATAAATTTTGTGCAGCTGTAAATCTAAAGTCATAAATTAAATATAAATACTGTTGATTTGTAGGTAATGTAAATGCTGGGTTTGTTGAAGGTGTTACCGTAGCTTCTCTAATATTTGTACCAGTTGGATTTGTAACAAAACTATTTGGTATTGTAGAGGCTAAACCTAACAGTGTACTTACATCTGAAACTGTATTTGCATATAAAGTGTTCGTTGATAAAAATTTAAAATTATCATTTGGAAACTTATAGTCATAAGTATCAGTAGTCATCTTGTTAATCCTCATGTTTAAACTGGCTCCGTTGTATGGATAAACACCCACAGAACGTACACCTGTTTGACTTTGGAAATAACTAAACACTTGTGGATTCGAACCCATAGTTATTTGGTCTGTGTCTATTGGGCTAATAGTTTGGCTATCGCTCCAACCATACTCTACATGAATCAACTCACCACTATCTATGTTAGAATTTATGACACACTTAAACACTGTTATGTTTAAAGGAGGCACACATTTTGGTTGTACTGTCCAGCTTGCACTACCACCGCTTGGAGTTACAGTAACCACGGCTGTGGTTGGTGTGTTGGTAGTTTTACTTATTGTAATACTACTCGTGGTGTTTGTTTGAACACCCGAACTAACTGTATTACCATTCCAAGTTATTTCGAAAGTCGCTGAACCAGTTACTGTAAAGTCAACAACTATGTCACCTATTATAGTTCCAAACTCTATGTTATAAGTTTGAGGTGAGGTTGATGAAGCTTGAAACTCTGAACCACATTCATATATAACTGGTGGTATAGGTACTAATTTATCATTAGTAGATAAAACATATTCATCCATGTATGGGTCATATCCACCTAATTTTTGTGTGCCTAAAGCTAATTGAAAATTATCTCTAAACCACGAACGCATCCCTTTATCTGATATAACTTCAAGTTGGTCGTTCTGAGAATTACCTACCAATCTAATTACTCCTACTCTTTTTGTGTCAGTGAAATAATAACTATCTCCATATACTGCAAAACTTTCTGGATTAAAACTAATTCCATATTCTTCTGTTCTTGCAATTTGAGTTCCTAAAATTGTTGGTGAAGAAACAATAGCTCCGCCACCTGTCGCATCGCTAATTAAATTTTTCGAAGCCAATACATAACTTATTTTATCTTCTTGTAATGTAAGTATATCAGTTTCTCTTGCATAAAGTTTTTGTATTGGACCAAAACTTGTTTCTAATTCTTTAAAGTTTGCTAATCCTAAATTAAATTCATTAAGATTATTTACTCCTGCATTGTTACTAAATACACCACTGTATGTTAAATCAGCAAAACGATGTGCTTCTTTAAAGTCTTGTTCTGATACCGCTAAACTTCTTTGCCCCATAGCTAAAGCTCTGCCCGCTAAATCATCTTTTATCTTAAAGCTTTCTACACCATTACCAAAAGTAAAACAATCTATAAAGGGTAGTGTAACAATCGCTGGTTGAGTAGCAGTCTGGTTTTGGTCTCCATCAGCTGTCGCAGCTTGATGAAAATAATTACCAGTCGTTGCGTCTCTTATAACAGGATAAGATTCAGATGCGTCAAAGAATATTCCTGGGCTTGCATCTACAGGTTCTGTTTCAAATACAATCATACTGTTTGCTCTTGTAACAACTATCTCACATCTTACTGAAACATTTCTTCTTCTTGAAAAAGGTTGGAAACCTGAACATCCTGGCTTTTTTGTTTTAACAACTAAACCAAGAGGAGATGCTGGGTCGTTAGGAGTGTCTTGAACAAATTGAAAAAAGATAGTATTATTACCCATGGTTGCTCCACTGTTATCCGTACAAGTGACACCAGCTACTCCATTAGAGTAACTACCTATCGCTGTTTTAAAAATAACATCTATACTTCCTTGTGCTGCCACTTCACCAGGCGAAGCATTTGCAGCATTTACTTGGTCTCCTATCCACCATCTTCTAAAGTCTGGATAATCAGCTGAAGAAAATAAAGTTTGATTCCATTTCCAATTATACTCTTCACATTTACTTCCTCGACCTGGTCTACTTACTCGAATATTTATATCAATAGCTGAACCAGCTGGGATTGTATAGTTATCTGTAGAAGGTGAAGACCCAGTAAATAAAGGATAAAGTACACCATGTTTACATGTACCATCATTACCAGTACCTGTTGTTTTCTTTTCGCCATTATCAATTACTGCATCATCTGGTATATTGACATTGAAACCTGAAGGTTTTATTTCCATGTATAGTCCAGGTAATTGTTTTGTATTCGTACCCATACCTTGGTCATCATTTAAAAAGTCTCTTTCTTGTCCTTCTACATTTAAAACTTTTGCTTTTACAACTTCTGATATAGGACCACCCACATCGGTCTTTACAATTAGAGTATCTCCTGTTTTAACCTTGCCTTGATTATCACCTTCTAATTTAAAATAAGTTACTTGTGATGTTTGCACAGAATAATAAAAATTAGAAAATATTGTTTCGTAATTTCCTTTGCTTGGTTTTACTACAAACTTATACCTCTGCGCCCATGATGGTGCATAGTTTTCTACTGTTGCTTTTATACTATTAAGAGTTATACTGTTTGATGTAGGTATACTTATGGTATTAAATTTTGAAGTCAATACTGTTGATGCTCTTCCGTACTCATCTAAATAAACAATACCAGTAGCAAAATCTCTGTTACTGTGTAATGAACCTGTAAATGAAGCTGTGCTAAAAACTATATCAGCAGAAACCACTCTGAAGTATTCATATAAATCTGTTTCAGGTGTATTTGGTGCACCAGCTGCACTATTAAATTTCATTGCTAATGTTTGTAAACCAATAATATTACTACCTGGTGAAGCTGTAATTCTAAATCCTTGTTGAGCAGTTGAGCTATCAATAGCACTTATTACTTTTGTAAAAGTACAAGTAATAGAAGGTAAAGCTAAATCATTATTAAACTTATCAGTAAGAGAACCACCTTGACTTGCTGTTGCCATCGGTTGAAAGTTTACTCCCTCTTGCGTACCTATTGCATTTCTGAAATCAGAACTTTGAGAAAAGTCATAAACAGTTGCATAGTCTTGTTGTAAGGTTATACTTATATCAAAATTAATTGTGCCCTGACTAAAATTTATATTGTCTTGAAAACAAGGCTCACCTGTTGTTCCTCCTATTTGAGAAGACTCTAATAATAAACTAATACTAAGCACAGAGTTTTTCTTTAACTTAGTAGCCACGTCTGTTAAATCTATTTGAGCTACAGCGTTGGTTGCAGTCACTGTATTGTTAGGGTCGATTGTATAGTTGTCACCATTTGCTATTGAAGGTTCAGGCAACTGTTCGAAACCTACATTTTTAGATACCAGCTGAGTACTATAATCTATTGCAATCTTTTGGTCATTTTCATTTGTAATATTGTATCCATCAACATAGTTACCATAAATCAAACGGTTACCCATAATGGTTAATGCTTGAGCTTTTTTAGGTACATTATCATACAGTCTCAACAACTCATCATTTCCTAAAACAGAATATATTTTACTGTTGTTAAACTGAAAAGTGTGTACAGAATTGTCAGCCCAACCTTGTTCTAATTTATTAAACCTTTCTATAACATATATGTTATTAGTTCCAGAGTCTTTAAATAATAAATCTACCTCTAAAACTCTTTCACTTCCTGTGTTAAAAGAAATATCAACAGCATTAAATCTGTTTTGCATTCCTTCGTTATTGTAATTTTTTACACTAAACTTAAAAGGATTTGTAGCAAAAGCAGGATTTGAAAATAAGGATGTTGCACTGTATTCGTTGTTTTCATATCTATACCTGTAAGCAAAAGATAAAAACCTATCCTCTATATAATTTTCAGAACCAGGTAACTGTAAACCAACAAACGTTGGAGCTGGTAATGGTATATCAGCTGTAGGTGTAACCCCAGGTTCAAACTCGTATCCTGGTGGCTTCACAATAACATTTAAATCTTCATCTACTATTTGGTCAACACATGCTACAGGAAAATCATAACTATGTGTAATGTTAATTTTTCTTGGCGGATTTAAATTGTCCGAAAAGAAAAGTAAATCCTCTATCTTTTCGACAGCTGTTATTAAATGTAAAGGATTAAAATTTAAAACAGTAAAAGATACTACATGGTATCTTAAAGTATTTGCATTAGTATTGTATGATAAAATTAAATCAAGACTGTTTACACTGCCACCACAAGAAAAAGCTGGGTCATGTACAAACCAATATAATGTTTCATTAGCACTGTCTTGATATGCTCCGATACAGGTAGCTGATGAAGATAAATTTTGACCACCAAAAGATAAAGTTGTTAACTGCGTATTACCTCTACTGTTTTCCACTGCTCCAACCTCTGTTGTTTCAGTAGAACCCAATCGTAGATTCATAGCGTCTACGTATTCGCCTGGTGGAAGAAGTCTTTCATCCACAGACTTGTTCATACGTCCTCTGATAAAATTTGTGGTTACTATTGGCATACTACTTTATCCATTTATCCTGACCTCTTAAGTTCATTAAGAGTCGACCAGGATGTATATTACTTAATCTTATTTTTGCATTACGTAGTAAAGAAGATTTATCTTTTTGTGCTCTTCTTACTATATATTCTTGCACTCCTAATCTGCTGTTCAAAATAGAATATTTAATATATGCGTATATATATTCTTCAAATAATTTATTTACACTAATTTTAGAATCGTCACCACCCTCCATTCCATCTGAAACATATTCTAATACCACAGAGGCACTTCCTCCTAAAGAACTAAAATTAATTACTCCTGCTCTTTTATCAATAGTAAATGTAGGATTTACATTTGCTGTCTCTGTGTTTAAACCAAATCTTGCGCCTACAGCATAATCAAAATACCAACAGCCATCAACACATGTTCCTTCACAATTATGAAACATACTGTTGCTGTTAAGATATATACCTACTTTTCCTCTGCTTAAATCCACTTGTGAATCCTGTGGGCTTAAAGGGTTACCATCTTGGTCAAATAATATTCTATCTTGATTGTCCTGTAAGTAGGCAGAGCTCCAATTAGTTTGTATGTTTTCACTCATCGGATATAAAACTCCGTTTCTAAATTGTGATATTCTTACCCAATTAACATAGTCAGCTGGTAGAATAAATCTTGAGTTATTACCTACATCTAATTGTAAAACTTTTATTTCTTTCATGGCATCGTAATTCAACTCTTGAATACCACGCTTTGCATGAAATAATATTTGAAACCTATTTATATTATTTACTAACTCATGATTACCTTGATACATCAACATAAAATTATTTACGATATCTTGTAAAGACACGTATTGATATGAGCCCCAGTTTGCATCTTCAGGAGCGTTACCGTTGTTGGTATAATATTGATATTGATTTATATATGTCATCTTAGCTTGTTTCTTGTGTATCTGTTAATTCTTCTGCTATTCCAAATTTATATACTTGTTCTTCTCTAATTTCAATACCTATATATTGACAAATCTTTGAAACTAAATTAGGCTCATCAGAAGCTGGTAGTTCAAAGTTTTGATAGTCAGCTGCACCTGGGTTAAATATAGGGTCTTGACCAGACGTAGTTAAAAAAGTCCAGTTAGGTGCTAATGGATATCTAATGTATTGTGCTTGTATCGCTCCACCTTGAGTTATAGTAGTAGGATATACGGAAATAGTATTACCTAATACACCAGGTGTAACATTAGAACTTGCACCACCCAAAACATAAGCAGGAAATTGCGTAGTAGGATAAGTAAGATTAGAGCTTGTTAAATAAAACAATTTGTTTTGATTTACTCTTTCTACTTCTGTAACATTATACTGGTCATATATATTATACTCTTCTGCGTTAGCCATAATATTTTCACTAATAACTAAAGTAGTATTATTTGTTATAGCTGTAATGTATGCAGAAGTATTGTCAGTGGTATTTGTTATTATGTCACCTACCGCTACTGAAGTTGTAAAAGTTTGATTCGCATCAATTAACTCATAACCATTTACTCCTGTTGTCGTTCCGCTAACTTTTATTGTTGGATAGTAAAATATTTTATTTATCAAATAATAGTCTGCAGGTAAATTATATTGATTGTTTACGTTAGCTACTGGTTGTGCTAAATAAGCTGTAGCTGAAAACGTATCTATTACCTCTTCTAAGCTTTTGACTATATCAGCGTATCCTGTACCTGATGTTCTTGCATTTTCTCTATTAATCCAATTATTATATTGATAAAAATAATCCTCAAACAAATCCATTTGAGCTTGTAAACAGTACAAATTAAAATCTTGTGGGGATATGTACCCATAATTATTTTTATTGGCAATAGCCAATACTGTATTTCTTACTGAATTTATCATGCGAGATTCTTTTTACAAATATAAGTAAAAAAAAAAGAGGCTTAATTGTTTAAGCCCCTTTCATAACTTCTGTTAGTGATTACTATGCAGACCACTCTTCTTCGATTTGTGCAATAGCCGTAATAGGATATTTAGGCACTAATACAAAGTAAGGTTTAGTCCACGCAGTTTGAAGTGCTTGCTCAATAGCATCAACGATACTATTTAATTGCTCTTTAGTTTTAGCTGCATCACTTGCTGTTGTAGCAGTAAGTTTTACACCTAACACCTCAGAAGCACCTGTTGCACCATGTCCTTTCACATTGTAGAGAATATCTACTTCTGTGTCAGCACCAACTTCAATACCTAATATACTTTGAATAGGAATTAAATGCGAAGCATCACTCAGACTGATTTTAAGATATTTTAACATAGTCAAAAAATTTAAGGGTTAAACAATACCACAAAGATACGATTCCTTATTAATCTTTTTTAAGCTTCTTTTTTAGTAACTTATATGTTTCAACTCCGTCATCACCTTGAAAATAAGATGCTACTATATAGTAATGGTCTTCACCAAACGGTACTGATAATAATTTGTTTTTGTTTTTTGGAAGATTAAAAAATACATCTTTACCATTGTTTTTCAAAATCAACCACGTGTTATTAAAAAATTGAACAACGTCTCCATATAGATTTAACATAGGGTCATTAACTGTTTCTATAAAATCTTGTGGATTATTTTTAGCATATAACAATACATCTCTTTTTAATTCAGAGGTTGTAAGCCTATCGGCTGCACCTCCCATTAAAACTCTACATACTGTAACAAGTTCATCACCTTTTAAATTCTTTGCCATAATTTGGGCTTCTAATCCCATTTCGACAAAAGCTAATTCTTCAGCTGCATCTTTTTCGTTGTTAATTTCTTCAAACACTTTTCCATTAGCTGGATGATAGTATAAAAACTTTTGTAGTGATTGATTAGTTCTTGGAACTGACAACATACCATCCTCAAACATTACAGGTTCTAATACTGCATTTCCATCTTGCTCATCCTCGAATGGAGACTTTTGATTTCGTGCATATCTAAGAGGTCTATTGACTCCTTTTTCTTCATCGAACCATAATAGTGGGGACCTGTTGGTGTGTCTTGAAGCTAACATGTAAGTTAGCGGTATTTGCCTAAGCAGTAATCTATAGGCTTTATCTGCGTATTTATCTTTATTTACTTTTTTCATTTTATTTAAATTTAATTTGATTAATAAAAAATATCAGGGGAGGAGTATACCTCCCCTAATATTAGTGTTTACTTCTTATTAGTTTTGGAATAAGAAGAAGTTGTTTGCACCTAAAACACAAACTGCTCTTTCAGATAAGAAGTTAACTTCCATCGCGTCTAAAGAAGATGTTCTTGCTCCACCAGCTGAGCCAGTAATCCAAGTTTTATATCTTCTATCTTCTGCTTCAGAAGCTCTATATCTTACATGTAAGAATGGTCTCTTAGCGTTTTTACCAAGTATTTGGTCATAAACTGAAGTAGAACCAGCTGGAACTAATAGTCCATTGATACCACCTGCTACTAATCCACCTCTCATAGTTGGGTCATTTAGGTATTTCCAGTCAGACTTATAAAAGTCATAACCTCTTCTAAATCCAGAGAAACCAAGGTTAAGTGCCATTTCTTCATCATTGTCAAATAGACCATAAGATGTACCACCACCTCCGTAAGAGTTTTGTGTTGATAACATATCGTCAATATCAAATGAGAAGTTTCTGTTTACGAAGATTACATTTTCTTCGATTGCACCTTGCTTATCTAATCTTTGAATAATGCTATCGAAGTCAGCTAATGATGTTGGGTTACCACCACCATAAACGTTACCTCTTGCACCTACTTCAAAGAATACACCTTTAGAACCACTTAATCCAGCAACAGACGCAGCTGCACCTGTACCTTGTAAGTAATCACCAGCACCTGAAGCTGCTTCAGCTGGTACCGCTTCTACTAAAGCTGTTTCCATGTAGTCTTCAAATCTTAGTCTTGTATCGTGCTCAGACTTTAGATACCATAAGTATCCACTTACTCCGTCTTCTCCACTTACTTCAACCCAGCCAATTTGCGCCATATCAGAACCTGATACAGAGTATTTATCTTTTAAGATAATTGGCTTATTGTCAAAGAAGAAATCGTCAGACTCTAATGAACCTACCATTCCTTCAGTTCCTTTTGCAAATTCAGAACCATAAATAAAGACATCACATGCTACACCCGCTGCTACTGATTGTCCAGCTGCTTCATAATAAGCTACTGTAAATGTATTTGGGTTTGCGTTAGTTGGTCCAGCTGTAACAATCGCTTTGTTTGTTAGTGATGAACCTGGAGTGTTGTCTGAAATCATTACAGTTTGACCTACTCTAATAACGTTTTTAGCATCTCTCGCTGTGTTAGGGTTAGCTAACGCAGGATTGAAGTTAGTTAGGTTATTTGGAATTGTCCAAACTGCTCCAGAATCTGTACCTGCAGCTGCTGCTGAAGTACATCCTTTGTATTTAATATGCAATCTTCCTTGCTCTGCCCATTTAATAAGGTCAGAGTTAGAAGGCATTTCTGCTCCTACCATACGTAGGAATGAACTAATGCTTCTATTACCATATCTTTCAAATTCTTTCTCGTAAGTATCTGGTAGATACTGATTCAAGAAATCAAAATCTTTGATATAATTCGTTTCAACAGGAACCTGTTGAGCCGAAGGTTGTAAATCGAAGCCAGGGCTAATATTTACTGCCATAACTTTAAAATTTTAATTTGTTAAACTTTTTTAATACTTCTAATTTTGAGTCCTCTACCACTCGAAGTATCACCTACAGCTTTTATTTTCAAACTATTTTTCGTGCTAAGTTGCGGGGCTCTACGAACATCCATATTGATATTCTTAGATTTTCTTGCTACATCATCTACTGTTGCAGCAACACCCTGCTCATAAAAAAACTTTGCAAATTTTTCAGGATTCATAGCTATTGACAAAGCTCTATGGTATCCTGCTGCGTCTTTCATTAATCCGTTTTCATCATTAAATTTTGAAACGAAATTATTGAAATCCATTTGCTTGTTCTTTAATTCCTCAGCAGTTCCTGGTTTATAGAGAATTGATTTATCGTCACTAACGCTGAACTCAAAACCTTTGAACTCATCGCCAAACACTTTGTTTGTACGTTCCTCAAAATTTTTTCTCATAAGCTGAACGGCCTCCTTCTGAGAATTAGATTCCTCTATCATTGTCTTGTAAGCATTAAGATTGTTTTCTTGTTCATCAGATAATCCACCCCCACTTGACTCAAGAGGGACTTTATACTTATCTTTCTGTTCTTTAAAAAACTTTCTTGCTTTTGCAAGCTCTCTCTTTTTAGCTAACTTTTTCTTCTTAATATCCTTTTCGTCATCTTCTTCACTGTCGTATCCAAATCTGTCGTCCATTATATCTTGAATATCTATAGCATCAAGACCTTCCTCTTGAACACTAAGATAGTCAGCTAAAACTGAATCCTCATCCATGTCATCGTAGTTCTTTTGTAATTTATAAAAGTCTTCGATTCCACGGCCTGTTTCTTTCTTATAATCAAAATACAATTTAACATCTTCAGGTAATTCAACATTTGATTCTTTTGTTTCAAATAATTCCTCAACTGAATTAATGTCTTTGTTGTATCTCTCTTTAATAAAATTAAGAACATGTTCGTCATTTAACTCTGACGAGGGAGTTTTTTCTTCTACAGCTGGAGTTTCCTCAGCTGGTTTTTCCTTTACTTCTGCTTGAGGTTCAACCTTTTCAGGCTTTTCCTCAGCTTGATTTTCCTGTTGTTGAGCTTCATGCTTTTTTAACAACTGCTCTTCAATTTCGGCTTTTGATTTTTGAGTGTTGCCATCCACTGCTTTTACTTTTATTTCCATTAGATTAAATTTTTAACAAAATTAAACAATAATTATTTACCATTTTTAGGCGTTTTTCAAATAGTTATACATGTCTTCACCCAACTTTTCACCTACCTCTTTGTCAGACTTGTAGTGCACTCGTGCAACTATTCTGCTTTTAGATATGTGATTAGAGACATCCATAAATTCTTTTTTCATTTCAGGAAACATGTCCCCTAAAATTAATGCTATCATTCTACCCTGAGCTGAGTGCCCTGAAGGAAAAGCTGGTGTCTGTGCGCTTTCCATTTTGTGATATAATAAACTTATACCAAATTTTTTTGCGAGCTTATCAGGTCTTGGTCTATCGTGATAATTTTTTATTCTTAAAATAACCTTAGAAGAATTTTCAATTAAATCATTTACTAATTCTTCAGGATATTCCCTAGTTCGATTATTGAAAAGTCGTTTAAACGACTCATTAATATCATCATATTTGTCTGAGTAAGCCACATCCATGCGTTGAGTTTGCAAAGATTTTATTTCATTAAGATTTTGTAAACTTATATCAGAAGGATATTTAATTAGCTTATATTTCTTGATATTGAAATCACTAAACATAGGAGGAAGACTGCCCATAAAAAATTATTTAGGTCCAAACTCTGCTAAATCAAAACCATCTAAAGTGTCTTCATTAGATTCAAACTTTACTGCTGGTAAATTTCTTTTTCTTTGTTCAATAAGTTTAGATTGTTGAGTATTAGCTTGGCTAATTCTATCTGACTTACCTTTTTCTCTTGCCTTCTCTCTTGCATCAATTTGAGACTGCTCTATACCTTTTAACTGCATGTTATAAGCAAACTCAGTTTCCATTAACTGTGATTTCAACATAGCTTCATTCTTCATCTTCTCTATTTCCATAGCTATCTCGGCTTGTTTTATTTGCATTTTAGATTGAGTCTCTGCTGCAATTCTTTGCTGCTCTTGTTGTGCAGTCATCATAGCTGCTTGTTGTTGCATCTCTGCCTGAGCAGCTTGTTGCATTTGAGCTTGCTGCTGCTCCATTTGAGCTTTTCTTTTTCTTTTAGTTTTAAGAAGTTGATTAGCCATTTTAAGATTATGTATCTCTCTGATGTCTAATGCGTCTTCTAAATTAATATCATTTTTAGATAAAGCCATTTGTATATTAGCTTCAAGCATTGCTCTTTCCTCTTCATCTGGTGCTAATTCTAAAAATATACCAAAGCTGTATAGATATAGGTTTCTAATATCTTCAAGTAAGTTTAAATTGTATTTACCTATTTGCATTGCAAACTGGTCTTTAAACTCAGAGTATTCTAAAACATCAGCTGTTCTTAAAACTATACCTTCAGCTAATCTTTTTGTAATGTACAGACTTGCATTCAATATATGTCTTGTAGCAGTGTTAGAATTAAGTGCCGCTAATTTTTGTACACCTACCAATGCGTCAGGATTTGGTGTAGAACCGTCACGAGCTTCGTTTAAACCAGTTACAGTTCTAATCATATCAAGATAATGATTATAATTAGCTATCAACATTTGCATTTTAGCCCCACCACTATTTGAAGTTAATTGTGTTATTGGAACCTTAGCATTATTGAACTCACCATCTTGGGTAAAACTTCTACCTACTACACTACCAGTTTGAAAATAAAGCCTTAGAGCGTCTTCTGGATTGTAAGCGTTACCTGTACCTAAGTCAACCTCATTAAGTCCGTCAGCGTCTATAAAAACACCATCTGGGACCATTCTTGATATTACTTGTTGTAATTTTAAATGTGTTACTTGAATCAAATCAGCAAAAGGAATCATTCTTCTAACTAAAGATTCATACATTCCTTTATATAATCTTGGAGCACAAGCAACATAATTAGGTAAAGCGTTTTGACTTGCAGCTTTTGGTCGAACCATATTTTCAGCAAGCTCCCACTTTAAAAGAATGTTTGTTCCCATAACCATAATACCATCATACCACACTTCTATCTTTTTTTCTACTCTTTCAAACTTTCCTTCAGCCATCATTTCTTCTGGTGGATTAAAGTTTTCATCTTTTTGTACAACTTTGAAAGTACCATCTGGCATTTCTTTTTTCTTATATACAAATGTGTGAGTGGTTTTATAATTAAAATATAGTAATGTACATGTATCTCTGTAGAACAAAGAGTTTTCATAGTACTGTGCATTATTATAATAATTATACCATGACTGACTATACTTTGCTATCTCCTCCATATCTTCATTCGTTATGTCAGGATTTATTTTAACAAGCTCAGCCATTGGTATAGTTTTTAATTCACCCCAATAAAAACAATCTTTAAAGTAAGGGTCTTCAGTATAACTATAAACAACATTTGCTGGGTCAACATAATTAATTTCAATACCTTGACCTGGTAAAAACTGATGTTTAGTCATACCAACACCAATAGTCATAATGTCATAATCAACTCTTTTACGAATATCTTGATAATGGTTTTGATTTAATACTGTATCTATAGCTTCTTCAGCGGCAATTTCTACAGCTGGTTTATATTTCATTTGCATAAATAATTCCAGCTCTTCATCGTTTTCTGGTAACTCGTCTTCTGCAGTTTGAAATACGTTAAGCTCAAAGTCATCTTCTATTTGTTGAAATAAAGGACGAGCAATCATTTCTCCTTCTATTTTCTTTTGAAACTCATCTCTTTTTTCTGCTGACATTGCATCTTCTGCAAAAGCATTTACTTTAAATAGTCTATCATTCAAACCATTTACTACAATGTCCACAAACTTTGGAATTATTGGAACTGGTGTCCAATCTAAATTAAGGTAGGATAAATCGCCATCAATAGCAATTTCATTTTTATACTTTTGTACAGACTGCTCACCACGTGCGTATAGACGCAACCTATTAAACTCAGCCCATTGATTTAAATACCTACACGAGCCATTATCTTTTCTAAACCATTCATATTGAATAGCCTGTCCAACTTGCAGGCCGTACTCCGCTGTATCTTTTTGTGCATCGGAGGCAAATTCATCTGGAAATGCAGCTGCTTTTAAGTTAATTTCTACTTGTTTCATTTATTAATAATTCGACTAACTTTTTCGCTGTTATTATATCTTGCAAAGTTAATGCTAATTTTTGTCTTTTCTTTAGTCGGTGTATATAAGTGTTTTTGGTTTGCCATAATAGCTAATCCAGAGCTTATAGAAGCATCAAACTTAGTTCTATTACTTATATCAAACTTAGCCCAATCCTCAAGAGTTCTTTGAAAATACATGTCACCCATATCACCCTCTATCCTATGCACGCCATCCATATCAACCCCTATATATTTTTCTATATAAGACTCAATAGCAGATGCGTGTGATTGTTTTACATCCTCTGACGTATTTGGTATACCACCTAATTCTCTTTCACTTTTGGAAAGTTTATTAAATGTTTTGTCAGGTCTGTTTAAACAAAACCCTCGATATCCTCTATTTTTAAAATGATATAACAAACGAGGTTTATTATTTTCACATAATATTGGCATGCCATAAAATACACATGCCATCAATACTTCCTCAAAAAATATTTCAGCTGTTTGTGGTCTGGCAATATATTCCAAAAAGAAATGATTACTTGGAATTTCTTCCATACTAAACTTGGTTAACCCATGTAAAGAACCATTAGAACCTTTACCAACTACAACACCTGATATATCATAAGAGTCGCAACCAAATGAACCCAAATGTTCATTACCTGGAAAGAATCTATTATTCTTTCTTATAATATTATTTTGAAGAGAGCGTTTAGGTATGTAAGTTACAAAAAATCTTCCTCTTTTGTTTGGAGTCCATACAACCTTACTGTCCTTTATTCCATTTTCCCAACTGAAAGAACCTTGTGTAATAAAATGCTCTTTAATTATACTATCATTATAATCAATCTGTTGATATATTTTTGTTAAATTAAATATTGACTGTTTACTTTCATCTCTAAAAGCATGTGATTCTGAACGTGGAAATTGTCTATAATATTCATTAAGTGCATCAGGGTCGTTTTTTAAAGACACAACTTCGTTCTCCCAATAATTAACAGCACCTTGATAGATGTATTCATCATCTATTCCTACTACTTCTTGTTTTGGATTATCTAATACAGGCATACCATACCTATCTATAAACCCTTCCATGTTCCATTCCATAGGAACAAACAAAGAATATAGTCCACTTTTTGTCTGTCCATTTGCATTTCTTTTATTGCAATCAGAGTCATTATATAAACTTTTGAAGTTTCTACCACCTTTATCTAAAGAATTTGAAGTAGAACCCATCATACATTTACCAATTATTTTACTACCTAATCGTAAACAAGTTTTTGTAACCCTCCAGTTATTTAAAATGTTTTCAGGTTTTTCCCACTTACCACTTTCATCATGTATTAACAGTTGTAATTTTTCACCATCATAACTATTATCAGATGTATTCTTCCAGTCTATAGTTGTATCCAAACCTTCTAACACTTCTTCTTCAACATTAAACATATTCTTTTTTGTAATTTTTGAAGCTGGTACTCTATATGCTAATTCTGTTTTTGGTTTATCCATACCATCTTGTATGGGTTTAAAAAAGAAAGGATAGTTGTTAGATATAGGAACTATTTTATCTGTAAACATTTTTTTTGCGTCTGCCCCAGTTTTAGATAATATTCCTATACGTGCATTCTTTGTTATTGTGCCTGTATTAACACCTTCACACGAACTCATAAACGAAAAACCAGAACGTCTTATTTTTAAGTAACACATTCCAAAACTTCTTTTGTCAGCTTTACAAGCCTCCCAGAATAAATAAAATATTCTATTAGCTTCTCTATAATCTGGGTGACCAACATCTATTTTAGTCCACTGTAAATACATATAATGTGTGCCAGTTATATATGTAGGCTGACCATTATTCATAAACCAAAAACCTTCTTCTCTTCTATTAAATTCTTCTTCTATGTAATCAATCCATTGATTTTTAAATGTAGAAGGAGCTTCATGCCATTGAAATATAGATGATATTCTTTTTAAAACAGCAGGTATTTCTTTTACCTCCCAATACTGTTCAGCTTTTTTGTCAGACCGTTTAAACACCTTCTTTGGTATGGCTGGTAAAGCAATTCGTAATCCAGACACATGTATAATATCACCAATAGTTCCGTCTTTAGATATAATAACTATATCATATTTTTCATCATAACCATATCTCCATGTTCTCGCTTTATTTTTACGAGATAATATGTTAGAAGGAACTAAGCCTTTACATACATTTGCGATATTATTTTGAATTACGTTCTGCAAAACCTTTGGGTAAATTATTAGTTTTAATTTCTTTTCCGTCTAATTTATCTCTCTCTTCGTCTATTCTTTTGAGTATTTCGAAAGCATCGAAGATGGCAAGTTTTTTGGTAGCTGCTGCATTTTTAAGTCTATCAGCTGCAAGCTCATCATCAGGGTCTGGTTTTATAATTTTTTCTTTTGCTACATCAATTAATTCTTTGACAGCTTTTTCGCCTGCGTGTATTATTTCTAATTTAATTGCTTTCGTGTCCATCTTTTAAAGTTATATTATTAGTATACATTCTATATAATTTTTCTTCATCTATTTTAAACTCATATTCACTATTCGGTTGAAATGAAACTTTATCACCAGGCAGAATGTTTAAACGCTCTAATTGTTTATTGCCATATTTTACTATGCCCCATAACGGCTCTTCACTTTCAGCAACGTCTATGTATTTTTTTTCTATAGGTATTGGTTTTATAAAACAATATTTATCATGACTATACCACTGCCCATCTTGTTTATACATGTAAAACTGATAGTCATCAACTAAAAATAAATCATCAATAATCCAACTTCTACCACTTTTTTGTCTACCATAAATATCGTTATAATATTTAAAAACATTATGGTGAACTACAAGTGTATCGCCTTTCTTGATATTGCCTTTATAGTTTATAGGTGTATTTACCACTGTAGCAAAGCGAGTAGATACAGTGTGGTCTTCTTCTGAAGTGCTAATAAAAAATTTATTATCACCATAATATTTTATATTATCATAACGCCTATCGTTGTAGGGTTTTACAATAAAACAAAAAGGTGATTGCATTAAAAGTTAATATTATATTCTAAAGAAATAGGGAGCGTATTTTTAAACTCTTTCCAAAGTAAAATTTCTTCATTTTTAATAATCCAAATTTTATAGGAATCTTTTTCGTGGTCGTGTTGAATTAAATGAATTTGATAGTTGGCCCCTAAAACATCTTGCCCTACTATGTAGTGCATTGCTCCAGACTTATAGTCTGCACCTATTGAAATCTTTCGTATGTCCATTTAATTAAAATGTTGAGCCTACTTCTAAAACTCTATAAAAAATGTTGAAATACATAGTGCCACTACCTTGTGTAGGGTTTGCGGCTGTTTCTAACGTAACAGCAGTATTTTGGTCTATAACTTTTGTTGTCCCTCCTGTTTCTATTTTACTAACTAAATCTGTAGCGAAATTAGCTGATTGAGAGGTAAGGGTTCCAAAAACTGTTGCCCCTATTTTTACTTCTAAGTTGTTTCCAAAATCATAAACAGTGGTACCTGCATCTAAGTACTGAGATATACTTATTATGTCTATAACTTTATTGGCTCCAGGAGCAGCTATCAATGTAATCGAAGTGTCTCCTAAAGTTAATAAAGACCCTGTATTTACAGTTACTTTAGCAACAAGCGTATCAATCCCAAACAGAGTTTGTATTTGTTCAATAGTTGCAGTTTTTGTTTTTAATTCATTTTCTGCATCTGTCAACACTAAATAATCTGCTGAATCTAAATTAGATATTGAGGGATATGCCGCTGTGTTACTTATTTTCGCCATTTTCTTTTGGTTCTTCTGGGTCTTTTACTTCTCCAGTCCTTAAATCAATAATTGCATTTTCACCGTACTCTTTAATTAATTCTTTTTCTAAATCATTAAACTCTCCTTGAATTACTTCTACTGCAGGAACAGTATTAAATAAACCGATTACAGTGTCAGCGATTTTAATTTTAGTTTGTAAAAACTTTTGATTTAATTCCTGAACTTTTTTTAGTTCTTCTTCTTTTAATTTTTTGTTTGCCATTATATTAAATTTAATTTGTTAAACATTATACAAATATAAGTATTTTATTTTTGATTATGGTGGAGTTATGGTGTTCCAATTACGTTATCTATGTCACCACTTGCTACACCAACAACATTCTGTATATTGCTATTTGTCACATCTATTACATCTTCACTATATCCAGTCTCATAAGTTATAACTAAACGAATAGGGTAAGTAGTGTTTTTTTGGTACATCCCTGCCATTGTTAATGTGCCAAGTGGAGGTTGTGAGCCATTATAATCATAACTACTATTAATAAGAGCTACATTTAAATAACCATTAGAGTTCATATCAGTTATGCCCGCATTATTAATAATAAACTGATTAGGAGATGAGGTGCTTGTACTCCAGTTAGAAATAGAGCTTTGAGAGTAAGCTGAACTAAAATCTAAATCATTATACATTGCGGTAGTCATTGTCGTTGATGAGCCATTTCCTCCCCACGCTGAAGATTTAACAATAAAAGCATCACTTCCACTTTGTGAATAACCATATATTTGTAGTGTAGCTGCAGTTATAGTTCCTGGAACAGATGATACATCAAAAAATAAAAATGACCTATATAGACTTCCAGAATAACCACTTCTACCAGAGGTGTAATTGGCCCTAATTGCTTGAGAGTTAGCATTTGAAGCTGTAAAAGTAGTGGCTGTAGAACCAGTACTTGCGTTTCTTATATTACTGAGCCACCCATTGAACCCAATATTAAATGAAAAGAGTCCTACTCTTCCTTGTAAACCTGCTGTGACGTTTTGGGTTGGCATAATTAATATTCTTTTTGTGGAAGATAATACACATTTTTAACATAATAATTATTTTCAGGTGGAGTTATATCAATATGCTCGTAAGCTACATCTTCAATACCAAAACTATTTGCAGCTTCAGTTTTACCATTCCACCATGTGGCAACACCACCTTCTTTTACTAAACTTGGTAAATGCCCTCCAAAAGAATCAACATCTTCATCACCATAAGTATCATAAAATACACCATCATATTCAGAAAGCTCAGATAATTTGTCTATCCAAGAACCTTCGATAATAGTTACATTACTTTTTCCTTCAGCCCATTCCTTTGCTTTTACAATTATTTGTGGGTGATTTTCTACTATCGTATGTGAAGCTGGATTGTTTTGTTGAATGTAGTTTGCACATATACCCATACCAAAACCAATCTCTAATATATCCCCTCCGTTACTACATACATAATCTGCATGTTTTTTCATAAGACCATCTTCCCAATCCATCATGACTTGTTGTTCTTCATTAGCCTCATCTATGAAGTAAATTTTATTTTCTTCAAATATTAATGTTCTATCAATATAATTCATACTTAGTTATTTTGTACCCAAGTGTTATCTGGGCAAAAGTAAATATTATTAGTGTCAACTGCATAACCAACTACCCTTGCATAAGAGTTTGTAGCTGTAGGTACTGTTGTTGTTAAATTACCCGCAGAAGAAGAAATATATAATGGAGCTCCAATACTAAACCCATGTGATGATTTTGTAATGATACCTTGCAATAACATGCCATTACTCGAACTTGTGCCAGTTGCTACAGCTAACAATTTTTTACTATTAGAACTTGTATTAGCAACAGCGCTCCAAGTTGTATTAGTGTTTAAACAATAAACAAGTCCTGCGGTTACAGAAGAAGTACCCAATTTTATTGTATTACCATTAGCTTGTCCTGTACTTGAGCTTGAGTGACTATATTGTATATGAGTATCAACACCCATGCTTACGACTCCAACATTCGGGAAATATACATCGGAAGATTGTAAATGAATTTCTCCGTCTAATAACATTATATTGGTAGCAGCCATTACATTTAGGTTTAGTTGCTCAACTGCATCATTCTCATCAGCATCGCCCAATGAAAAAGTTGTACCACTTAACTTAATAACTGAGTTGACAAGACCACCATCCATAAATATTTCGCCACCACCTACACTTAAATCACCACTCATAGCTAATGTATTAGTAGATGAGTTATAAGTAAACCCGCTATCAGAAGTTAAAGCTGAAGAGGAATTCCAAAATGCAACCCTTGTGCTTGAACCTGTACCAGTGACAGTACCTGTATTGGTTGTATAACCAGCCCCATTTGTTAACTGGTTGTTATTTGTTATGCCATTGGTTATAGTAACAGTATTTCCTGAACGAGCAGTACTTATGTTTGTTCCTCCCGCAATATCTACTGTTTCTCCATTATCTATTGTTGCAGTACCACCACTATCAGCTGTTAATAACCAACTACTCATAGAACCACTTCCAGTACCTGCACCAATCAATGTTCTCACTTCTGCCCCTGTAATTCCTGTATTTAATGAAGGGCTTGAGCCATCAGATAAAATGGCAGGTGTTCCAGTGTCAGGAGAACTGTTAGTTATTGTTATAGTTCCTGAACTTGTAATTGGAGAACCTGAAACAGATATACCTGTTCCTCCACTTACAGCTACTGAAGTAACTGTTCCAGCATTATTACTAAAAGGCAATTCTGATACATTATAGTAATCTACATTGTTTGAGCCATCACTAAGAGGAATATGCCATGTTCCTGCGGGTGTTCCTGAGCCAACCCCAGCGGCTAAAATAAAGTTATCTGTGCCTGCATAATCTACAGCAAGAGTAGCGATACCTGATGTTGCTCCGCCTTGCAAACCAGCTCCCGAGGCAACAGTTGTAATTGTACCATCACCAGTACCCGCACCAATCAAGCTTCTCACCTCTGCTCCTGTAATACCAGTATTTAAACTTGGTGTTGAACCATTTGATAAAATAGCTGGCGTTCCTGTATCGTTAACTACACCCAAATTACTTCTTGCGGCAGCAGCGGTAGATGCTCCTGTACCTCCATTAGCTACTGATAAATCAGTACCACTCCAGTCATCATTGCTAATAGCTAAAGTTCCTCCTAATGTTAAGTCTCCAGCGGATGTTACTGTACCAGTTAATGTTATTCCATTTACATTACCAGTTCCACCAACAGATGTTACACTTCCACTTCCAGTTCCAGCTCCAATATCACTAAGCACTTGAGCTGCAGTT